TGGTACAGGATTTCCAGCGCCACGCCCGAGAGCGCGCCCACGCCTTGCATCGAGCCAAGCGCGATTTCAGGCATACGCGACTCGGTGAACAGCGCTTCTTTGAGCGTGCGGAAGAAGTCCAGCGATGATTGTAAGTTGCCGGTCATTTCGAGATTGAAAATGCGTGCGTCGGGGTTGGGCAAAATCAGCAGCTCGTCGGTGTCGATTTTGATTTGCTGCTGCGTAAAGCCGGTGCCAATGGTTTTCGGGTGGCCGTGGTAGCGAATAATCTTGCGCAGGTTTGAGAGCACGAAGTTGATCGCTTTAATGAGATCAACCACGTCGTCCTCAAGGTCGGCCATCCCCCAAAACTCATTGGGCGCCGGCAGGTTCTGGCAGTGTGCAATCGGCGGGAATGGGTAGGGCCAGGGCGTTTCCTTGACGACCTCCCATACCTTTTCTTCGCCGCTGTTTTGCGCCTTTTCGCGCTCTTCTTCGATCGTAATCCAGCCGCCGCCGTCTTTGTTGCGCTCGATGCGCTGGCGCAGCTCGATTGGCTTGTTGTCGGCGCTAATGCCGTCGCCGCGAATATGAAACCAGATCACATCCTCGATATCGTTCGGGTTCCAGCGTACTGTGACTTCCATCGGGTCGATGACGATCAGGCGTACCTGCTGCTTGCCTTTGTATAGCTCGGGGCGTAACTGCATCTGCACGAACGGGTGGCCGTAGATGCCGCCGTTCACGCCGAGATCGTGGAGCAGACGCATTTTCTTATTGCGCTTCCACTGGAGTTTCAGATATTCCTCTTCGGTGGTGTCTTTAGTTTCGTCAAGCTCGAAGCCGATCTCTTTGCCAAACAGAAACGACACGCCTTTATCGACAAACAGGCGACCATAGTTGATCTGCACGTTGTCGTTGGGCTTGTTGGGTTTGGGAATCAGCGCAGGCGGCAGCTGCCCGTAGTAGGCTTGCTGTGCAACAGCGAATCGACGCATTCGACTTTGTTCAACTGCTATAACACGTTCCATAAGGTGCCGTGCTTCTGGGTACGCATCTAAAGCCATATCAGGTTAGTCCTAATGCTTTGAGAACATACAGTCGTACATTCTCTTTGATTTGCCGTTCAGTAAGTCTTGCGACTTGGATTTTATGAGCGTTCAGCCAATGATCACGGCGCTTATCATGCGCGGCCCCAGCGGGCCATACGCTGCTGCTCAGCCTTAATGACCCGTTCCATCACGTGTTGTGCTTGAGGATAGGCGCTAAGTGCCATGTGCTTAATCCTGTTGTGTCAACACCCAGGCTTTGAGTGCCTGCCGTTCGGGTTCGGGCGCCTGCGCCCACCACTGCTGCAACTGCTTCAGTGGTGAGCCGCGACCAATGCGGGCGGCGTTGACCTTGCGGCCATTATTTTTGCGTGCTCGCTCGATATCGCCGGATTCGTGCAACTCAGCTGCAATCTGGCTGACCAGCGTATGCGACACGCCGACGTGTTCAGCAATGTCGCGGTCGCTCATGTTTTTGGCGCGCGGATGGCGCAAGGCGGTGACCACGCTGCGCGCTTTGTCTTTGTTCGAGCGCCGCAGGCCATGCTGCGCATTTGCGCCAGCCGACTCCCAAATCGCGTCGCTGAGTGTGCCGCTGCGCACGTCGCACGCAAGCGTGGCCAGGCCAGCTTGCTTGGCGGCCTCGACGCGGTGGAAACCGTCGTCGAGCCAGTAGGTTGTGCCGTCGAAGAACACAAACGGGCGGGCGCCGGGGCGCTGCCAGTCCCAATGCTGTTCGCGCATGGCGTCGGCATACTCGGCCACGACCTCGGGATGCAGGCGCTCACGTTGCTGGGTGCCGCCGTCGAGTCGGATGGCGTCGATCGGCAGTGTTTTGGTTTCAAGCTCGCTCATGGCGTTCTCCTTAGTCGAAAAGATTATTCGTCCGTATATACTGACAGTTCCATTGTCCCTTGTGTTTGTATTTACTTTTCGCATTGTGCAGAAGCGATCGATAATTTATTCCACGACTCAAACAAAACTGTTTCAGGTTTGCTATGATGTACTCATTGCCATCTGGATCTATTACAAGAAAAGTCGGCCTTGGGCCAAGATGTGCTTGAGCAATTGCCCTTTTTGTACTTTCGGTGTGTTTTTCGCCGCGCCAATTTGCTATTGCTTGTTCACGACGTTCGCTTTGTATAACTTGGCCGCGATTGCGGCGTGAGATTTCCGCACTGTATTCTTCAGTGTGAGTTACGCCAATTTGCGATTTAGCTATAGCACGTATATTGAAGCCGATATTGCGATTATATGATTGGAATAGGTCAAGATAATACTGTTCGCGTTCTATTAGTTGCTCGCGTGGAACAGTTTCAAGCACGATAAACTCAAAAGCTGTCTCCCCGTATTTATCCCAAGCTGATTGAAGGTGTTTATTTTTGTGCGCTTGTTTTCGCCGTCGATTAAGTTGATCGCGGTGATTGCGCCAACGTGTACGAAGGCACACAGCGCTGCCAATATAGATTTTATTGTTGGAGATGCAATGAATCTGGTAGATACCAGAAACCCGTGGTATACTGGCAAGCATCGGGAACCTCCTACGTTCTCGATCATGGCCCCGGCTGTTGACAGCAGCGTGGGGCCACAGTATTTATTTGAAGGCTTCAAGTATATCATATTTGGCTTCCTAGTGCAATAAAACGCAATTTCCTACGACCAGATACTTGGCGCTTCCATAACCTGGGCGCCGTAGATACCAGCGCATAGGTAGCGCGTGGCGTCGAGCCGGTGGTATTCGTTTTTGTTGCGGATGCTCTCGAACACGTGCCCGTTGTCATCCATTTCACGCGAGTAGGTATTGAACTCGTTCAGCAATGGCTCATCGTCGTTGAACACAAAGAGCTTTTTGGTGTTGATCAGCTGCGTTACGCGGTCGATTCCAGCCTCGACATCCGCCACAGGTGGCCGCAAAACCGGCACGCCGGCATTGGTCCAATCCATTCGCTGCTGGGTTTCGCTCGGTGCGCCGCCCCACCAGGCGGCCACATTTTCCTTGATGACAACTTCGCCGTTCGGATAGGTATCTTGCACATAGGCCAGCGCATCAGTGCAGTGCTGCTGGGTTGTCTGGTTGCCATGCAGTGACGTGCGATAGATATAGTGCTTGTCGGCACGCTCGTCATGGGCTGACCACACGAGCGCCGTGTTAATAGCGCCGAAGTCGACGCCGACATGGCGCGGCCAGTGCTGCGGAATAACAAACGGCTTGACAATTTGCTCGTTTGGCAGCCGGTAGATTTGGCCTGGCGGCACGCTGAAGCGGCCACGGTAGAACAAGTCAAAACGCCAGCCCTGCATCGTGCGCTTGGCGCGCTCGAGCTCTTCAGTCGAGAACGCTGGGTTTTGTGTGCTATCAAACTGGATGACATCAATGTCTTTATCGCCGGCCAGCCACATATCGTTGAGCGTCTTGAGCCAGCCGTGATTTTGGTACAGGGTCGTCGTGATCAGCACGCGGCCCTGATAGAGCGACAACCGCCTGAGCACCGCTTCCCAGGTCTGCTGGGTAAACGCATCCTGGCCGGCTTCGTCGAGCCACGCCGCCGCCGCCGTAGTTGACTCCAAGCCGCCGCGCGACATGGCCGACCGCAGAATGATGCGCCCCCACATTGGCGAGTCCGAGCGGTCAGCCCAAAACTTGCCGGTGTCAGGGTCGCGGATTTCGATCACGCCTGCGCCTGACCAGTAGCGCCCGATGCCTAAAATAGTCTCAAATGCTTCGCGCATAACAGGAAGCATTTTCAGCTTAAATAGGTCGAAACTGGATGTGACGGCGAGGTAATCGCCCGCGCCGCGCCGTTGAATCTCGCGCCAGAGCCAGAAAGGCCCGAAACTGGTTTTCCCACCCTGAGTCCCTGCTAACATGGCGATGAAGCGGCGATCACTTGTCCAAACACGACTTTGGCCAGGATGCATGGACAACTTTAGCTTACCGCCGTCTATTTTCCATATAGATGGTGGACGCTTCGCTTTATTGCCTGCGTTATGCTGTTGTTGTGCTACATTCATGCGTAAACGTTGCCAATGATGCGTATGTGCGATATAATAGAGTCAACCACCACAAGTGCAAGCGAGAATATTATGGGGCGGCCACCACGTATCTGCGAACACAATATGCCCGTTTCTAAATGCAAGCTGTGCAGAAAAGCATATAATCAGGCATATCATCAAAACAATATCGAAATAGCGCACGACCGAAACAGACTATATCGAGAAGAGCACCGCGATGCGCTCAACGCGCGCCAGTTGCAATGGTGGGCAGAACACAGTGCTGCGCATAATGCAATGCGCCGCGAGAAACGCGCTGCCAATCTCGATGGTGAGCGTGCGAAAGATCGGGCGCGTTATCATCAAAAGCGCAAGAACGATCTTGTCTACCAAGAGAAAAAGAAAGTGATGCGCCAGGCGTATCATGTGAATAACCCTGACAAGGCGCGCGAACACTATCATCGTCGAGAGGCCCGTAAGAAAAATCTTCCTGGCCACTTTACGGCTGCTGAATGGCGCACGTTGAAAGCGAAATATCAGTATCGGTGCTTGTGCTGTGGCATCACAGAGCAAGAAGCGATGAAGAAATATCATGCACGCCTCAGTTCCGATCACGTTATCCCGACGACTTGGCCCGGCAGTACAAACGGCATTGAAAATATTCAACCGCTTTGCTGGGGTTGTAATGCCGCAAAAAGCGATCACCACGCGACGGATTACCGCGAAACTGATTTTGCAAAAGCCCTTGCCGCAGGTTGTTAAGGTTCTGCCGATTCTGGCGTTACATCAATAATGGCTTGGTTGTCTTCGAGCTGGGCCGGCTCGGGATCGATGCCGCGCAGCTCAACGACGACTTCGGTAATAGTGAGCGTGCCGTTGGTACTTTCGACGCTGGCGCCAGTCGCGCTCGCGCCGCGTGGGTTCGACTCTTTGCTCTGCTGCGGGAACAGGCCCAGCAGCCGCGCCTCGTAGTCGAGTGCCTTGAGCACACGATCAAAGCTGGCCACATCGCCTTGCTTGGCGTAGGGCCAAATGCCAGCAAGCAGCTCTTGGACTTGCAGGAGCTGCCGCGCTTTGACCTGCTCGGCGGACTCGGACGTATGAAGGCGCACCCGGTCGAGCTCGGTGGCCACATCCTCATGCGCGTGGCGCTCATCGTAGGATGGGCTGATCCCCTCCTGGCTGCGCATCGTTTCAGCAATCTGCCGAAACGTGCCGCCCTGCAAACGCAATTCAACCGCCATCTGGCGGCGGATAGCGGTTTTGATAATAGTAGGAGCGGTCGCACTCCCTTTTTTGCTCGTTTTACGTGCGGCCATGCAATAAGTGTTGATACTCAGTGTCGACCTGGGCAGCTACCTGATCGGCAATATGAATAGCGCGCTGGGCTTGCTGGTGGCGCATCGCATCGATCGCCATTTGTATCAACGCAGCATCAGCGTACACAAGTGGAATAGGGTAGCGGCGGCCAGTGTCGCTTTCGACGATAACGGCGTGGCCGTCAAACCCTGTGACGGTCAGTTGGGCTGCGCTCACGGCTCCTGCTCCTGATAAATGGTCAGCGAGGGGCCAGCACTGCCAGCCCCTGCCGTAGATGAACTAGCCGCCGCGCGACTTCCGCTGCATCGCAGCAAACTCGCGATCGACCCGGTTGCGCGCCGCCTGCGCAATGCTGGCGCGAGCGCCGGCAATGTTCTTGCGCTGGCGGGCCACGGCGCCCAGCACCTGCTTGGTCGACATGCTGCCCGCACTGCGCAGCTCCGTCTCGCCACCGCTCTTGCGCACGGCCACACGACCGGCATTGCGCCCCATGACGCTGATGCCCTCGATGCGACCCTTGCCAACACGGCTATTCCCCTTGAGTTGAGCCATTATGTACTTCACCCCCTTTCAAGAAAGATGATCTATAGATACGAACCGGCGTGAATGAAACTACGCGCCGCGGAGTCGCCGCGCTGCGGCGCGATCAACGCGCAGCCCTGGTGCGCTCGCGCGGGAACCACGCTGCGCACGCTGCCGTGCAGTCATCGGAGCAGCTGATGTCAGCTTGCCACCTGACGCGCTTTTCAGCTCCGTCTCGCCACCCGAGCGGCGACTCGCGTTGCCAGCCGTCGCACGACCTGCGCTTGCAGCCTTCTTGCCGACGCGACTGTTGCCCTTGAGTTGTGCCATAATGCTTCACCCCCTCCCCATAGCAAAGATGTACTACTCAGTCATGGAGCCTTGCATGGCGACAAGTCGCTTCGGCGGCTTCCAATCGGGAAGTTTTTTAATTGGCGTGGTGATAGTGAAGCCGAGCGTATGCGCGATTTCTTCACCGCAGAAATAGATTGATTCAAGCGGCTCGCCCCAGGTGAGCTGCGCAAGAAAGTGCTGGCGTTCCGTATCGTGCTCAAAGGCAATGCCGAGCCAGAACGTGGTTTCAACGGTATCGGCAAAGTTTTGCTGTTCACGCGCCGCCGCTTCTTTTTGCTTGGCATGCTCGTCGTCGTCGGCTGGCGGCTCAAGCGATAGTGCTGGTGGTGCCGCCAGTGTGAGCGTCGTGCTCGCCAGTGTGAGTGCTGGCTTTGCTTGGGTGGCCAGCTTTTTTGGCTTGGACGACGGCAGGCTAATGCCAAGCGCTGGCGCAATGGCAGCTGCCTCAAGCCATTCAGTGATCGTTTCTGGCCCCCAGCCGGTTTGAGCCAGGAACTCGTTTTTCGCTGCTGTACTCTGAAACACGAGCACGATATAGGGCTGTGGCGGCAGGCTGGTGAGCTGCGCATACAGTTCGGCTAGGTACTGCTCGTCAATGCGCTCCAGCTCGGCCATACTCTCGGGATAGACCGCATTCGGGTCGGCGCGCTGGATTTTCGGCCGCGCGCCGCGCTCGCCTGGCGCTACGGCTGTGGACGCTGGCCCTGCTTTACCGCCAAGCGTAAGAGTCGTTTTTGGCTTGAGTGTTAGATTCACGACGACCCCAGGTTACGGCGAAAGATCATGCGGATGCGATCAGCGTCGGCCAGTGGGAACCACTCAAGCAACCGCTGGTGGCTTTCCGGCTCGTGCGCGTGCAGTGCGGTGCTAATCCGTGCGTCGATGCTGTCGCGCGAGCGCCCAAACCACTCGTAGTCAACGGGCAGATACAGGCCAGCGTTGCGAATAGCATCTTCGAGCTGCTGAATTGACCAATCGAATGTTGGATAAAACTTCTTTTGGTCGGGCCAGGCGCTGCCGCCTGCTTTGATGTGCGTGCGGCGCTGCAAGCTGTCATTTTGGCGCAGGCCGACCGCAATCCAGGCGTTTTCAAGCCCCTTGACCATCCGCACGCGCTCATTCATGAAGCTTGTCGGCACATCCACCAGGATATGCTCGCGCACGAGTCGATCAAGCAAAGCGCGCCGCTCGGGCGACTGGTAGACCTGATATACCAGCATGCGCAGCGTCTGCACGTGCGCCAGCCGGTAAATACGGGTTTGAAACTTGCGCTCGTAGTATGCAAGCGACTCTTCGGTAAAATGAAATGATGAGCGACCGTCTTTGCCGGTATAATTGGTCTGGTAGACAGGAATGATCTGGTGCGGCTCCCAATAATTCAGGAGCTGCAACCAGGCGGCAATACTGTCTTTGCCTATTCAACCCCGTGAGAAGGCAAGAAAGACGGTATCTGTTTGGGCGCGAACATAGCGACACGTTTCTTCAGATGTATCGAACTTGATTCCCACGGAGTTGAAATCACCCCCTCGAAATGTATTTGTATTCCATACCTGGAATAGCAAATACGCTCATCATTTGTCGAATGCGCGGAACCATTGCTGCTCCGAAAAGCAAGTATGGTTGCTGATATTTATTTTTCAGGACACTTGCCAGTAATCCAAAACGCTGTTTCAGCAATTCTGCTAACCGTTGAGTGTCGTGTTCTGAAAATGCCATTGTGTACAGATACGCTTGGTTGTTCCCGATATGACCGTCATCGCACAACCAGACAGTTAAAGCAAAAGCGCTTAAATACTGGTCGATAAAATGAAGTGGCACGATCTTTTTAGGTTGATACCAGTGTGTGTGCCATTCGGTCAGCATTGGATGGACGCTGGTTCGCACCCACCAGCCGCGATATGATTTCTCTGTTCGTTTGTCAGGTTTTGACACACGCTCAGCAATGCTTGTATGGAAATAGCGGCTTAATAGCTCGTGCCGCCATCGCATATACAACTCATTATTGCCGCCATCTGCATAGCGGGCATTTGGACGATTAGGAGCTTTTTCAAGTGATCCATCACCCAAAAGCGCGCCAACTAAAAACTGTCGAAGATAGTCATCAGGCGCAGAACCTTCATAGGATTGATAAAGACCCTGTGACGTGCCGCCGCGCCCTCGACTGGTTCGCATTGTTTCGGTGATTGTCGGAGCGTCAGGATATTGCGTCTGATATTGTTCAACCGACATGCTGTGACTGCCGGTAAGATGGCGACCGAGAAATTGGAATGCCTGACCACAAATGGCGCATTGCAAGACCTCGCCAGTAAAGCGCGATCGTTGTCGTGTTTTCGCCGCTCGATCATGGTGTAACTGGCGTGCAGTTATGCAATCCGAGCTACCACACAATATTCTCTGTGGTGGCGTGAGTAACGTGTTACAAATAACACATCGTTTTTGGGGTATACTAGAGGACATCGGGAACCTCCTGTGTTCTCGATCATGCCCTCGGCTGTGACCAGCAGCGCGGGGGCTTTTTTATTTTGTAGAACTCCAATTATACCACAAAACAGGGTTATTTGGCTTCCTGTTGCGTAAAATCGCGTTCTGTACTTGTAAATGTGCTCGTTCCGACAAAAAACGCCAGCACGACTCAGGGAGTCAGCTGGCGCTCAAGGCGCACGTTAGTTGTGACGTGTTAAGTATAACCAGAAATATCCGTCTATGTCAAGTTGCAAAAGCGCACAGGTTCATGCTATAGTCAGTCACAAGGAACACACAGAAAGAGATTGCCATGCCACGATTGCGCATTGAGCGTCTGTATGCGCTCAAGCCTGGTTTTGAAGATATTGTTTTGGATGCCGCTGCGTCCTGGTCGCTGCTCGCCAAGCGCTCGGGCGTGTCGTATACCACGCTGAAGCGCATGCGTCGCACTGGCCAGGTGCGCGAAACGACCGCGCGCAAGATTGCCGCAGGCTGGGCTGGCCTAGCTGCAACCGACGAGCGTACGGCGCTCGAACGTTTGTTCGTGCATGTACCGCTCGGCTTGCAGCGCGCGATCGTCAAGCACAACCGTTCTATTGTTTCGATAGATAAAGTATCAGCAGCGTAGACTATTAAGTAATTTTTAACTTCTCTTTCAAGCGGTAGCACTTTTGTGCTACCGTTTTTATTTTACTCTCTTTTTACTTTTTACCTTTTCAATACTATACACTCTTTTTAACTTTTTTCTTGTTTATGTAAACTAGTTAAAAGAGACTAAAGCCGGCTCACAATTGCAAGTGAGCCGGTTTTATTTTGGCCGCCAGGCTTGCCAGCTGGCCGCCAGCTGCGCAGAAAGCTGGCCAGCAGTATCGTAGCTTGATTTAGCCGTTTTGGCGCCTGTAGGGCTTCCTAGTGTGGCAAGATTGCCATTTGATACTACAGTAGATGTTATGGTACTAGTCTATGGCAGGACCATTGTACTATTTTATTCGGTCTAGCAAAATGCTACCTTTAACTTGTCACTTTTGACATGGCATTTTTTGCCAGCTTTGCCCGCTTTAGCACTGGAGCTGCCTTTTTTTCGACTAGATCGGCTCTACACAAAGCCTTGCAGCCTTGCCTATAGGCGCGACCGGCGCCATGTGGCCGCTATCCGATCTAGCTGTACATTCTGCCTATGCCCTGCTAACAATGCTGGTGGTAAAGATAGATACTAGTGAGCAACGATAGGGAATCGGACGAATTGAGATAAGCCGCGCGTTATCAACCTAGCAGAGCTGAATCTCTAAGCTTCCCGCAACGACAATAGCTCGCCCAGTCTGGTACACCGAACAAGCAACTAAAGCAGCATACGGATCAATTTACGGTCGACTCTGGCGTAATCGCATATAGGCCGGAAAATGCGCCAGCTGAAGAACGAGTCAACCTATCACATGCTATTGCGTAGCGTGAAAATAGGCCGGAAAATATCCATAACGAGACTCTAGTAATCAGCTGGGCAGCAGTCAAGGATTAGAACGCGCGCCGGGTTTCCTGTACAGGAATCAGAATCGACCGACTCATGGTTTCCCTTGCAAGCGGGCAACAAACGAGTCATCGTTTGTTGCTCGCCTTAGCCGTTCACAATGGCAATATTTGCCATTGTGAACGGCTAAGGCGAGCGATAAAAAATGACAAAGGACATGGCCCCCAATGAGCAAAACAAGTAAACGCATTGAAAACCGAAAACTCGCGCGAGCAATGCAAGCGGCGCAAGATTCATACGATGCCAGCAAGACATACCGCCAGCTGGTGGCAGCAATGCAAGCCGATCCCAATCTCACTGCAAACGGCGAGGGAGTCGGCTTTGAGAGCAACGGCGCGCGGGGTTTTACGATGATTCATGAACCTGGGCGCGGCATGGTAGAACGACCATTGCGCAAGATTGCATACCCTGCTTTTGCAAAAGCAGATGCGATCGAGGATTACGAATACATCGCCGATCCTAATCTACCTGAAGCCGATCAAGATGTAAACCCGAGCGGCTTTCGCGACAATTTAACACTCAGCTACACACGAAAAGGCGTGCGGCCAGCATACAGTTATACAGCTGAAGCAATGCGTGCAGTTAAGCAAGACCAAAAAACGCAAGCGGTTGCGCGCGTGATTGCTGCGCGAAAAGGCGCAATGAAAAGCAATGATGCGCGTTATCGATATGCGCTGGCAGAAGCAGAACAGATACCAGAAGCGCATAAACGGCATGAGCGCATCGCCGGCATCTGGCACAAAGTATAAGCTACTCGCAGAGTGAAAAGCCCCCAGCAATGGGGGCTTTGTAATGCGGCACGACTCGGTCACAAGCCCGAGCGCGATTTTA